TTAAATGACTTCGCCATCGACGAGGTAGTCACTAAGCTTCTCGATCTTGTCTTTGCAGTATCCACGAAGCATTCTAACATAAGCTTCATCGAATTCGTTAGGATGGGCTAGAATGTAGCCTAAGATCTCTTTGGAAGGGATGCACCATTCGAAGGTTACCTTTCCTCCATCTTCTACAGACCATAAGTAATGATCATTGCCCTGATATGGGGAAGGGCGCGTTCTACGGCACTGGGGATATATGTGAAGCGTATTGTTCGCATAGGGCTCTTTAGTGACCCAGATGTGGATGTAGTATTTGCCTTTAACGCCTTTGTCAAAATTGCCCTGGACAGCTTCTTCAATGATGCGTTCCATCTGCTTCATTAAAGCTTGATTTGTTTCCCCGACCTCTTGGAAGTCTGTGATCGAGGCAGCTTCGGCCATGAGCTGCCCATAGGTCTTATCTGATCCACGTACCATTACTTCACCATCTTTGCGCCACCCATGTACAGCGATCTATTGCTATGGGTAGATCCCTGCTGAGGGTTAGCGATATAGCCATTCAATGGCTTATGAAGTTTTGGAAGTTTCTTGATCTTGGGGGGTATCATGATCATATTTAATATTGACTTTTTGCAAATTTTTTAGCTTTTTTAGTTTTTGCATGACTTACAGCTAATTTTTTGGACATTTCTTTTATTGGTTTTTCTCTGTTATCCATTTTTCTAGCTTCAGAACCCATTTTTTTGATTCTTTCTCTAATTGGCTTCGGTGTTGCTGCCATATTTTAACCTACATTCCTTTTACTTGCTGGTTTGCCGTCTGTTCCTTGACGATTATAAGATTCTTGAAGCGGAAGCGGTGGTTTACCGCCTGGAGGCGTAAAACGTGGCCTTGTATCGCTTAAGTTCTTATTCGTTGGGCAGAAAGGCTTTTTCTGATCTGCAATGATCTTTATCTTGGGCATATGTACCTCTAAAAAGGTTATGGTTGGAATCGAACCAACTTAGGGGGTTTCGTTTATTTATCCCTTCCTGAGCCTTGGCACAGGCGCGGTCTACCAATGACCTACATAACACGAATTTACTTATTAGCCATCTTTTCGCGTGTGTATGGACCTTTCGCAAGTGATGCTGAATCATGACGATCAATCTTCTTACGAATCATTTCATAGCTATTAGACGCGCCAGCAGGTGGCTTAGGAACTACATTTTCTTTAATCTTTGAATAATCTGGTCCTGAGTTGCCATGACCTTCACGGCCTCCCATAGACGTATTTTTATGACTGTGCCCCATTTTTAACCTCTTGGTTGTTGGCTTTATCTTGGCCATTTTGAATGTTTTGTATCAAGGAGAAAATTGAGACAAAGTCATTTACTCCCATACTTTCTATTTCTTTAGCTGCTTTTGCGGCGTTGAACATGGCAGCGGCATTTTCATGCATTGTTTTGCTGTGAGCTGTTTCGATCTGAACCATTTCTAGTCGGCCTTTTTGTGAACGTTCTTCAGCAAGTGCGCGGTCGCTCATCGCTTTTGATTGCAGGCTTTCGTTAACAATTGACTGGTTCTCCATTTGAAGTTGCGCCATCTGTTGTTCTTGCTGCTGCTGCGCTTGTTGCTGCTGTTGTATTGCTTCAACAAATTTATCTTTGTCTTGGATAGTAAGGTCCGAAAGGAGAAGATCGGGAGGTATCGGCAGGCCATCTTTCCATAAGGAGTATTTCTGAAGATAGGCGAGCTGTCTAGTGGTAGCGGTGAGGGGGGCATTTGTAACCACCGCATCATATTTCTGGAATGATTTATCTCTAAATTCATTTGTAGGTTCTTCTTGGATCATGCGCTTAATTTTACCGAGGGTATAGTTTTTCTGAATAATAGCCCAATGGAGTCTACCAGCATTGCGCTGTGACAAATCAAGATTGTCAAACAACTCTTGCAATGTTGTAAGAGCGGCTCCCTGACGTAATTGCTCAGTAATACCAACATCTGAGTCTTCCGCCTGTCCCAAAAGCTCTGGGGTGACACCAGCATTTGACTGGATATCCTGTTTAAGGAGATCTGTGACCTGAAAATTCGCCGGATTAATATTTGCTCCAGGGATATCTTGGATGGCTTGCATCCTACCTTTTTTGAAAAATCTAACTTTTCCTGGTCCAGCCTTAAAGGCGTCACTGTCATCGATGAGGGCATCTTCTTCAACGTTTACTCCAGAAAATTGTGCAGCTAGTAAGTCCATTTCTAGTTGCTTGCGGTAATTGTAAAGGTATTGAGGATCACGAATATTTCTTATGATCCCTTGATAGCGATATGAATAGTTGTTATTGGCTAGATCATGGTATCCCACAAATGGCGTAAAGGGGTACATATCAATACCCAAAGGATTAGGGCCATCGTACATGCAAACATTGTTAACGATGATCGCTAGATGCACCGTAGGCACTTTCTCATGAACTACAACAATATGCGGGAACTGCTCTTTAAGCTGCTTTAACTCTTCTTTGGTAAGCTCAACATCTGTTGCTTCGTAAGTTTCAGGGTCTACAATGAAAGTACCCATTCTTTCAGTTAGATACCAATATTCGTCATATGCAAGAAAGCCTTTACGCCTAATATTGTACTGCTGAGGCATAAAGGTAAATTTGGTATCGAAATAGGCTTGATCGTTAAGCATGTCGATATCTGCTGCACGCCCAGGAAGAAGCTGTTTTACTTGCTCTTTATGGAGATATTTACGCGTGCGGATAAACTGACAGTCGGTTAGATCCATATCACGCCAGAACGCATCCATCATCACCATGTCGGCGGAGTAACATTCGCTTTTCAGGTCTCCACAGATTGGATCACGTCGGTAATCGATCCAAGAGTGCATGAGAGATAGTCCTGTGATGCCCGCAGCTTCTTTAAAGCAGTTGGAAATCGTATTGTAAGTGTCATCATTAGAATAAGCACTTTGTAAAACCTTTGTAGCTTGAGATGCCGTTTTATCGCTCGAACCATGGACAGGTAATATTTGGGTCGCCTTCCGATACTGGCGCTGACGCCCACATACCATGTTGACAACCGGCATAGACGCATTAAAGATCCATTTTTGGTGTTCGTAGTTGAGTCCAGAATATAAATTAAGGTATCTCTGGTCACCAAGGTAAACCTTCCTGTCGATGAGTTGTTCCCAAAAGAATAGCTGCCATGCTGACAGGTTCATGTTATAGCGTTCATCGGCTTCAGCTACGATATCTCGTTTACCATCCTGGTAGTATTGGTTATAGATATTCGGTACAACTTGCTGACGCTCTAACATTCCGCTGTTCATGAATTACCTATTTGGGTATTAGGCATAACATTAAACTTTTTCCTATTTATCTTCTAAATGAATATGAATCCCCTTGACCAGTAAATGGAGTTTGAGGGCCTAATTTTGGTTGTGGTTTTGGACCAAAGCCAGCTTGCGACTTGATTTTGTTCAGGCTGTCTTTAGACATAGAGCCAGGGCCACGGCCGAACTGGGTGCGTGCATTGGCCATGTAGCGAACGGAATCGGCAGCGTGTGAGGTCCAATCGTGCAAGGGCGATTCACTATAGCTTTGAGTCTTTTCGTTATATTTCTTGTGGTAGTTTTCAAGACATTTGAGAAGATGAGAGCATTTCTTTTCGTCTATGAATGCTATTGAAAGCAGTGATCGCACTGCCTCGATGCCAATAGCTATGTCTGTTTCTCTTTCTAAGATGGTTGTTTTAAGGCCAATTTCATAGGCTACATCTTGGAGTGTGCGTCCTGTTTGTATTGATCCAGATCCGGCATCATGGGGCATATAGTGAGTGCCATAAACGTAAGGCTTAGATTGAATATATTTGACATAATGAGCTATTCCCTCACCATGGTTTTCATAGAAGTCGATAATCCGCACCTCGCCGCCGATCTCCTGCCAGAAAGAGATCGAAGTACTATCGCCGAAACCAATGTCCCAGGCTGTGTGGACTGGTGAACGAGTTTCATAATTAACACTGCAAACTCGTCCTTCATCACGTGCTTTTTCGATAAGTTTTCCATAATAACTACCTTCTACACCACGGTTAAAGCTGCAATAATACTCTTGTTGGATAAGTTCTTCTGATACGCCTTCAGAACGGATATTCTCAATGTCATCTTCTGTAAGAACTCCAGTATCTTTGATGGAAAGTACTTCACAATACCAATTAGGGTTATTTCTGTTTCGAATTAGAAGATCATAGAAATGATTTTTTCCGCGTGGGGTACTAATAAACAGAGCATACCCCTTGTTAACATCCAAGATAGGACGTAGATAGTCCCAAGCTGCGGGAGACTGTATCGCGTACTCTGAGAATATAATGATTTTAGGATTAGTACCGACAAGACTGTCAATATTATCACTTCCAATAAGCTGATAGAGAGATCCATTTGTTAACCTTATTTTCATTTCTTGGCCATTCTTAGACTCTATAACCTCATTAGGGATATAGTCTAGCAGGCGTTTAGATTCGTTTGTATTAGCATCCCAAATGACTTTCTTGGCCTGGTTGTATGTAGGTAGGATATGGAATGCAGTCCATCCAGGATTAAGGAGGAGTTGAAATATAGCCCAGTTAAAAGCTAAGATATCTTTCCCTGCGCGTCTATGAGCGACAAAGACAGCGCGTTTGATGCCTTTATTCAGAGCTGTTATCAGAGGAATTTGATAATCCCTTGGCTCGAAGGTCAATTCCACTTGCGAGCTTTGGATTAGCGACGACATAAACGTCTCCTGATTTGGATTCGTTTTCTTTGGTTCTTAGAGAGGATTCATATTCTTTTTCTTCATGGGAATATTGATGATAAAGAGGATCATACTGACCTTCGGTACGAGTATAAAATTCTTTAGGAATTTCATTTGTGCAAGCTGCTTCAAATCTATTTAAAGCAATAGATTGTTTAGCTAATTGCAACGCCTCTGAAAACCTACTATTTTTTTTCGCCCAATCGGGTAACATAGTTACATTAATCATTCTAGGTCTAGCAAAACCAATTAAATTAAGAGAAGAAGGATCAGTAGACCAAAGAAGCAATTCATCAGCCAATTGATCAAGATCATATTCTCTGGGTCTACCGCCAAGATTCATGAATTACCTTAAAAAGGAACGGAGTCTAAAAACGAAGTCTGAGCATATTCAGGCTGTTTTATAGCCTGAGTGCCATTCATAGCAATCTTTACACTAGACTTAATTAAATTGTCAAGCTCTTCTTTTTCGGAAGTGCTGTCGAGTTGAAATGCGGAGCAGTAGTTCTCACCAAGCTTGAGTGATGGCGCAGCAGGAAAGAAACTTGCGCCGTCTTTAGTGGCGACGATCTTGAAGAGAGCGATGATACGGCCATATATTTTGACTTTAGCGATGCCGAGGGTTTTTTCACCAGGGGTTGCGGTATAAGATAGAAATTCAAATTTGTTCATGTAAGTCCTTTAATCAGGTGTGTACTGGTTTATAGCAAAAGTAATGAGTGCGCCGAGGCAAAAGCCGAGGAGGAATGCGGAGAATGCAAAGGACATTAGCATTTACCTTTTTCAGGGATTACCAAAGCAGAAATTGCATGAAATAGCATGGTTCTTAAACATTGAATAGCTTCATATTTTTCTATGTCTTCAAGAGAATCTAAATTTAGAATGAATAAAGCCAAATCTTTGGTTTTTTCTCTAAGAGTTTCAAAGATTTTAGGGTCAATATTTTTTGCTTCATGATATGAAAAATATCTTTCTATGTCTTCTTTATCCATTAACATTTACCTTTTTTAGTCATTCTGTTTTTTCTTTCAGCGGTTTCAATTTTCTTGTCGTTCTTAATGTCTTGCTTGAGAAGAGATTTAAGCTGGGATCCTTCCAATTTATTAGTCTGTTGGATCTTTTTAATTGCTGCGTCCATTATTCGCCTCTTTGAATAGCTAGTGAGTTGCGTAAGTTTTTAAGATGGTGCTCAACTTCCTTCAAAATCGAGAATCCATCGAAGTCACATCCTGGCTTTATGGCGTCGAGGTCGATGGCAATATCGTAAGCTTCGCGGAGTTGTTTTTGAATGCTAAGGATATCAGATTCAAGCTTTTTTAGCCTCTCGATTTTCTGTAAGAGCTTGGGAATTTCAACATCCATGAAGCTGGTTCTCCTGGATTTTAGCTTGTTGATCGAGATGAGCTTCAAGTTCGTCGATAGCATTGATAAGATTGCATTGAATGAATCCAAGGCGAAATGCAGCCATGGCAATATTTTCATGTTCTAGAAAAGTAAGAACATTTCGGATATCATCTTTTAAATCTTTGTAAAGTTCCAATGCGTTCATGTTTCCTCGAATGTTTTAACTTGTTCAACGATTTTTCGGGTTTGGTCTATAATTTCATTAAGTCGTTCAGATCCATAATGTTGGTTTTGGAGAATGTGGACAATAATGTTAAATTGATGATCTATAAGCTCTTGAAGCTCAATGACTGCGTCTGTTTGAGGCATGACGGTTGTAAGCTCGAGTGCGGCGTCCTGAATGTTGAGCGATGCGATCAAGTGATGGGTGTCAAGGAGCATCGAGTTTCTCGAGTTTACGTAATTTAGAGCTAAATTTCTTCGCAAAGATCAAGAGCGTGTATGCGGTTTGTTCCATAGTTTCCTCTTGGACAGATTCAGAAAGGGAGGAAAAAAGGCATCGCATATCAAAGATGTCCTGGGGAGAGAAGATTTCGAATACTTTTTTAAGCTTGTCGTCCATGATTTGGGTTATAGGGGTGATAAGTATTTTTGTGCAAGGGCAAAGAGCGTACTTTTTTTTAGCCTTGGCAAAGGTGATTTGTTTGTCATCTTGCCAGAGAATGCCATTACCTATATCGCCTATAGTTTTTGCAAGGTTGTCATAATCAGCTTTGATGGTGTGATCTAAAAACCCCCATAGTTTGAGATTTCGGATAGCTGAGGGATCACTTTTAGCAATAGGCATGTCAAATGCCATCTGAACATGAACGCCACCTTGTAGAGGCCAAGAACCTTCAAATTTCG